GTTTACGGCCTCGGCCGGTTTGCTCTGCTAATTCTTTTTTCGTTAATTTACGTCTAACGTTGTGATATAGCGATTTTTTTCCAATATACGATATCCCACTCGGTTTGTGAGTAGTAATGTATATAAAACCAAAGGCGTCTTGAGGAAAATCCTCAAGTTTTTCTATAACTTGTTTGTTGTATAACCACATTATATTTTAATTTTAAACGTATATTCCTGTAAATATTACACTACCATTATCTGCAGCAGTTGCTTGTTGTATTACTGCTACTCTTCCATCTGGGGTAACACTTGTCATTAAGTTTGCTGGATCGGTAGGAAATGTAAATACAAAACCATCAGCATATGTTGCTGTAATAAAAGCATTTGTACCTATTGTTTTACCTGCCAATGTGGGAAATGCACTACTTGAACCTACACCACTACTAAGTACTACTTTTCCTGCTACAAATTTAAAATTTCCTGTAGCTAGTGATGTTCCATTATAATATGTTTGGTCATTTACCTGTGTTGAAGATATAGCGTATGAACTACTTACAGCATAAGATGAACTTACAGCAACAGATGCAGTTCCTTGTAAACTTCCAGTAAATCCATTTCTTGATTTTACACTTCCTGTTAATTGAAGTGAACCTGATAATGTAATATCATAAGCTATTATTCCTGTAAATGCATCTACACTTTGAGATACTTCAGCGGCGGTAATTACATTACCGGTTGCTATGTTTGTTTTTGATAATGTAATTGCCATTGTTATCTATCTATATTAATAAGTATTGTTGTATCTGTTGTAGGTGAAGTTGGTAAGGGTTGTGATAATTTTCCTATTGCTAATAAATTTTGATTTTCATCATATAATCCTACAGTTGTTACATAAGGGTTAAAGTATGATGCTGTTACAAAATTATAAACAGTTCCATCTGTTGAACCTGATATTACTGTTGGATTTAAAGTAAAATTAAATTCATTTTCGTTAATAGTACATTTATATTGTGATTCATAAATAGTAAGAGATGATGAAAATGAACAGGTTACATTTGAAGATGTAACAAAATTTTCTATAACAATTGTATCTGTTAAACCATATAAAGCTGAACCATAAGTACCAACACCATAGGTATCTAATCCTGGATTAGAATCACTTGTAATAATTGCTAAACCGTGAGGATAAAATATTTGTCCACAAATTTCCTCAGTTGAAGAAAATATTAAATTACCTTCTCCATCATCATAAATTGAACCACTGTCGGCAATCCATTTAAATGAATTTGGTACAATATAATTACCATATAAACGTGAAGGAACAGATAAAACTCCAATTTGTGAGCCAGATCCTGTAGGGAAATATTTTTCAAACGTTAAAGTTGTTTGAGGGTAGTTAAAATATCTACCATCTGATTGAAGAATACCTACATATCTATCTCCTTCAGTGTTAGCACCCGGTACTAAACTTGCTGTTGGTACCGGATCTCCATAACTTGAAGTTAAATAATTTGAATAATATAATTCTTGAATAGAACTATATACTAAACGTTGATATTGAGTAGAAGTTTGACCTGTTGTAGGATCAGTATTAGGATTAAATAATGTACCTGATAAATTTGTTCCTAAGAATCTATCAATACTAACATCAGATGCATCAAATTCGCTTCCCGTATAAGAAAATGCCTTATTTACCTCAAAGGGAACGACTGTGATATCTGCTGCTAAAAATTGTTTGAAAGCACCCATTCATTTTAGAAATCTAACTTAACTCTAATAAGAGCTTCTTTTGTAAAATCTTTAGGCAATGGTCTTGAAAGTTTAGCTACTGCTAATAATTCGTTATTATCGTTGTATAATCCTACAGTTGTAATATAAGTTTGGGGGTTATTAATAAATGAAGAATATAATACTTCACCTGTTGAACCCGAAATGAATGATGGATTTTCTGAATAGTTAAATTCTGAACTTCTAGGTCTTACAAATATAAAATCTGAAGTGATTGTTTCTTGGGAATTTAGGAAAAAATCACCAATAGTTCCAAGTTTACTCATTGATTGACTAAATGCTGTAACTAAAGAAAGATTAGCACTTGTAGTTGGTGTTTGTGAACCTGTAGAAACTACTACTTTAGGACCCCAAGCAAATGAACCACTATATCCAAGTTCAATACCCCCACTAACTCTAAAATCTGCTAAAGCCATTGGATTTAATAAAATAGTTCCAATGTCTGGTAATAACCAACCGTAAGATCCTGAGTTTTTAGAATATCCATCAGCTGTAAGTGCATTAGTAATTGTTGCTCTAACACCTGTTGAACCTGTAATTAATTGAAATACTCTACCTGCTTCACAAAATTGAACAGCTGTTACATAATTACTATTATCTGTTAAAGTAATTGAACCTGAACTACCGGAAAGTGTTAGTGATAAAGAACCTAAAAATAATGAATCTTTATATCTTGCTCTTTCCATAGGTAAAGCAAAAAATTCAGATGATGATATAGCACCAAATACAAATTTAGCATTTTCATCACCTAATACTAAGTCTTGCCATTGGCCGAAAATGGTTCCAGTTGGAGATTTACCATCTACTGCAGTATTGAATACTAAACTACCACTACCTACTTCATTACCATAAGCAACAGCAAATTGAACGGATTCCGTTGTAGCAGTATCATAAACATTCACATAATAATTACCGGCTGAGCTTGCTACTTGAACGGAAGAAGTAAATACCGATGTTAACGATGGTGAATTGTTTGAAAATAATGTTGATGATATAGCGTCGGAACTAACTACAAAATCACTTGGGTCTAATCTATTAAATGACATAGTCTATTTTTTTATGATACTTTTGTTACTGTTACTGGAATTGTTAATCTAGCACCTGAATCTCTACCTACTACTGTTAAAGTAGCTTGTAATATAGTGTTTGATCCAAACAATGTGTTTACTGTTGTTGCTCTTAAATTAATTGTAGTACCTACAACTGTTTTAGATACTGAAGTACCTAATGTAGTAGTTTGGTTAGCTACGTTTAATGCTGTTACTGAAGGAGTATTAACACCTACACCTTCAAATGTTGAGAATAATCTAACATCAGAGATTGTAGCTGTATAACCAGCAGATTCAAAAGTATTTCCACCAAAGTAATTTAATGTTTGAGGTGTAATTGATAATGCAGCACCTTGTTTGATTATAATCGAAGTATAACCTAAATCCAAGATAGGCATTTTAGCTGTACCACGAGGTAAAGTTGTAAGTTTATACTTCATTACCTGTGTTGATTGAGGAAACGCCTCTAATAAAGGCATATTATCAATTGCCTGTCCATAATAAGCAGAACCTGAAGGGTGGTTTGGATTATACAAAGTATAATCAATTTCGTCATCTGCTAAAGCAAATTGAGTGATTCTAAACAAACCATCATTTTGAGCTAGCAATTGACGGCCTGTATCAGTTAAAATTGCGTCTACTGTTACTACGCTGTTATTTAAATATCCCATTTTTTTGTGTATTTTATTATAAATATGTTAAACTAATCCTTTATTTGTTAAATTTTCAATTATTGTTGGTAAGTTTTTACTAAGTAATGGAGAAAGATATTTAGGAAATATAAATCCTGATCCTATTAATGTACCGGGTGAGTTAATTATTATATTATCTATTGATGAAACCCATCTTCTTATAGCAAAATAATTTACATCTACCTCATTTGTATCTATAGGTTGTTGTAGGAATAAAAAAAATCGTCCGGTAGATTGGTTAAAGGATGAAGAAATAATAGTACTAACTAAATTTTCATTTCCTTCAAAACGAATTTCATCATATGGTAAAAAAGTTAATGGTTGGGGTTGGTCAAATCCACTACTTGTGTTGTTAACGGTTAGAGGAAGTGTTTGTTGGTTGGTACCATATAAAACTCCTAAAGCAGCACTTGAAGTTAATACAGAAGGAGAATTATTACCAGTAGTAAAATAAGGTTTACTTACTGAGGTACTAATAATAGGAGCAATAGTCCATAAACTATTATTTACATCTACATTTTCATTATTTGATCTTATAGTAACATAATATTCTGAATTAGCATTAAGAAATAAACTAGAAGTTACAAGAAAATTCCCAGGACTTCCACCAGATGCTAATGTTTGATTTTGTTGAGCTATTTGGATATTATTTTCTAATAATCTAATTTGAACATTTGTACTAACTGCTCCTAAATTTTCAATTTCAAAAGAGGCACTAAAAGCTGCTCTTACAGGGGAAGTGTTTTGAACAGTATAAACAAAATTTGTATTATTAAACCCTCCAGCTTGGTCTTGATTTATTGTCGGAAAACTAGCAGTAGTAGGTGTAGCTCCAGAAGGTATACTTTGGGCATTATCCGATACATTTAAAGCATATAGTTGAGTATACAAACCAGGGACAATATTAAAATTTAAACTGGTATAAGAACCACTAACTAAATTCTTAGTACCTAATGAACCTGTATCCGAAAAAAGTATAATATTTGATATTACTGCTGGTTTATAAACTGTAAATTCGGATTGAGCTAATGTTGTATTATTATTAGGAGATAAAATTACTGTAGAGTCTGCCCCAAAGGCATCTATTAAATTGGGTATATAAGCTGAACTTGTATTATTATTATTAGGTTGAGTAATATTTCCTAATTCATCTACTAAAAATCCTATTTTATAATTACCACTACCTGATCTTTCAGCTAATGTATTACCTAATCCACCCGGAGTATATATAAAATATGATGTTAATTGTTCAACAGAAGGTAATTTAGTATTATCAATAATATTAAAATCAGTCGATGTATTTTTACTTCCTACATATCTTGGATTAATAATACGAGCTGTTGTATAATTAGAAGCAGGAGTTGTTGATGGTGTTGCACTACCTGTTCCTCTTGAAGCACTAATAATTACAGAAGCATTTACTGCTGTAATAGCGTTGGAAGAAAAATCAACATCAAAAAATTCAGGATTTACTCTTGCAACATCAACATTACCTGCTACTACTAAACAATCTGGTTCTATATAATCTTCATATACAAATATATTAGTAACAGTAGCAGTGTTAACGCCTGTAGCACTAGCAAAATATAAAGGATAAAAAGGATTATTAATTTGTAATTTATTTACAGTAATAGATGCTCCTGGAGCAGGTTGACCAGGATTGTAGGCATTAGTGCCTGAGTAAAATATTCTGCCTGAATTATCATATATCATTACACTAGCGTCTGTTAAAGAACCAACATCATTAGCTGCTGTAAAGGTAATATAGTAGGATTTATTAACATCTATATCATACATTAAAGATTGATTAGAAGAATAAGTAACACTTGGTGTTAAATTCCCCCCTACAGAAGCTGTAGTATATACTTGAACTATTTCAACATTACAATCACTTAAAGTACCATCAGTAACTTGTATTACAGATCCACTTAATTCACCATTATAAAATTCTTCTTGGGTTGAATTTACAAAAGGAACTGAACCACTTAAAGAGGGAGTTGAACCTGACCAACTTTGAGTAATATTAACAATACCATTTCCTGTGTATTGAGATGAAGTTAAACCGAATAAATTGGGCATTGTACCTCCTGTACTACCAGAAATAGTATACATTTGAATAGCCGAACCAGTAATTAATATATTTTCTGTTTGATAAGGAATATTTGTTGAACCACTTTCAACCATAGCAATGGATGAAGTAATATTAGGCTGTGGAACAGGATATTTATTTCTTTCTAATGTTGTTTGTTTAATTACAATACCTGAAGCTAAATCTGTTCTAGCTGGGGTAAAATCCTGAATCATTTTAAATAAAGAGTTATCAAAATATTTGATAAGTCTTATATAATCCCAAATGTTATAGTTGCCTGTATATTTTTCAAAATAGTAGTTTCTTAAACCATCTAAAGCAGGATATGATTCTGCGGATGAGGATACTAATCTTGGATCACCAATATATTCACCAATATTAAAGTAACCTAATTGGCCAGCAATATCGTTATTAATTTGGTTTTGAGGAGAAAATGCTACCTCAACATAATCAATATTTGGAGTATAAGATCCACTTACAGCAACACTTTGTTGTATCGAAATAAATGGGGATAATACTTGATTTGTTGGTAAATTTGTTTCGTTACTTCCACTATAAGGTAAAATTTCACCTTGTTGTCTAATTTTATTAGAAACACGATTTTTAATACCTGCTGGGAATTGATTTAAGAAAAATGATTCTGTATTTGGTACAAATACTGTAAAATCTTGGTTAAAGTAAAATGTACTTATATCACCATCAAATGATTGAGTTGTTATCCAAGATCCTGTAATTTTAGGATGTACTGAGATTGATGAAGTATATAATTCACCACCTAAGGTTGCTCTAAATGCTAAAGTATCAGGAGCTGTATTGATTCCATTAGCATCTATTGAGTAAGGATTCATTACATAATCATTAAAAGAACTTGAATTTAAAGTATTAACATAATATCTGATTTCTTGAAATGAACCTGTAAAATACTTTCCGGCTAATGATGATGAAATCCCAAAATAGGATTTTACAGCATTGTTCCAAGGATCTTCTGTGAAGGGGTCAACAGATGATGACGCTTGAAAACCAATTGTATTTCCATCTTCACCTTCATAATTTTTATCCTTAGCATGTAAAGTATAAACTGTACCTACTTTATTTACTAGCACTGACCACCAACCTTCATTAAAGAATGGTAAGTAAACACTTGCAGAAGAGTTAGGGGATAGAGGATCAGGTATTAACTCTAACCTACCATATTGATTATATGGGTTAATAATTGATCCTGAATATGAACCACTTGTATAACCTGAACCTGTATATTTTAAAACTAATTTAACAGAAGTATCAGTTTCCCATAAACTTTGAGAAGCAATACTCGCTGTGTTTTGTGGTAAACCATCTGTTCTAAATCTAAATTCTACTGCTTGGGGTCTGTCATTACTCGCATTCCATGCGGAGTTAAGAGCAAAGGATGAACTAATATATGATGAACCACTTGTATAGTAAGCAAAATTATATTGATTAAACCAAAAGTCATAATCATTTTCTATAATTTTATTTTGACCACCAAATTCATTTACTTGTAAAATAGTATCCGGAATACCATAAGTAGTAATTAATGCTCTTAAACCTTCTACTGTACCTTTTTTCTTAAGTAAGTAAGGTAAATTAGCATATATGCGTTTATATATTCCAGCATTTATGTCTTCGGTCGGTATTAACGAACTTGTAGATGATGCGGTTATATACGTGTTTATATACTCATATCCCGTAGGGGTTGGCAACGAGCCAGTCGTATAAGGTAAGTTATATAAACTTCCTGAAGGTGTTAAACCTAAAAGTGCTGAATATAAATCGTTTGTAGAAAAGTTGTTTTGATAGATTTTAATACCCATATCTCTTAAGATATCGGCTACTAAATCTTTTGATACACCATAATTTAAACGGTTATCATTATTGTATTTGTTTGTAACATCTTGAGTATATAAAAATACATTATCAAAATGTTGACCAATCATCTCAATAAATAATTCATATTGAGCGTTTGTAGGATCTTCTAAAAGATAAGAAGGAATAGCATTTATTAAAGCATTATTATTTTCAATGTCATATTCTTCTGCTACAGCAGATTGAGATATAAACCAATTTGATCCAGATGTAGAGGTTGTTGTATAGTTAGTATAAGGGGGTGTTGAACCCGTTTTAGGCCAACTAGCTGAGCCTGAATCAAAATATAAGAAATACTCATAATTATCAAACCCAGTAATAATTTCATTTATTTTACTTTGAAAAATTACATTACTTGAA